CTGATGGAAGAGGTCAATAGGTATGTCTATGCCACAGACACTACCGCGACTTCTAACTCTGTCCTTCCGTGGAAGAATAAGACGACTATTCCCAAGCTGTGTCAGATCAGCAACAATTTGTTGTCTAATTACATCCTCACACTGGCCCCTAGAGACAAATACGTCTTTTACGTCGGTGGTAACGACGACGACAACTCGATGCAGAAGCGCAAGATCATTGCGAACTTCGCTAAGTACATGATGAGGCATCCTTCGTTCAAGCAAGGTATGTACCGCTCGTTAGAGGACTACGTCCACAAAGGCAACGCCATAGCTATGCCAGCTTGGCTTGATCAGCGCGCTCAACAGCGAGACAAGACACAGGTTGGTTACGTCGGTCCTATCTGGAAACGTATCTCCCCTCTCGACATCGTAGTTAATCCTACAGCCGACGAGTGGACAGCTGCTCCTAAGTTCTACCGTACCATCATGAGTATGGGCGAATTGAAGGACTACCTTCAAGGAATGTCTAACGACGACAACCGAGAAGCCTACCAAAACTTATACGACTACCTCAAAGAAATCAGAACACGCGCCCGAGGCCTCTATGGGGACTGGGTCGAACGTGATGCCATCTACCAAATGGATGGATTTGGGAGCTTTCAGCAATATCTTCTTTCGAATACAGTCGAGGTCATTACGTTCTACGGAGACTGGTATAACGCCGACCACGATATCTTCGAAAAGAACCGGGTAATTACGTTCGTTGATCGCCACAAGATCATGGACAACAAACCTAATTCTTCTTTCTTTGGTTATCCTCCTATCTTCCAAGCACCTTGGCTCAAGCGTGTAGATAACCTCTGGGGTATGGGACCTCTCGAAAACTTACTCGGTATGCAATATCGCCTCGATCACCTTGAGAATCTCAAGGCTGACTTGATGGATTTGTCTACTTTCCCGGTACAGAAGGTAAAAGGCTTCGTCGAAGACTTTACCTGGCAACCTGGTGAAAAGATCTTTACATCTGAGGACGGGGACGTCGAACTCCTCCAACCCCAGATAAGCATTCAGGCTTTAGTCGAAGACATCAATATGTTGATGAATTTGATGGAAGAGATGGCTGGTGCCCCCAAAGAAGCAATGGGCTTCCGGAGTCCAGGGGAAAAGACTAAGTACGAAGTACAGCGGCTCGAGAGTGCAGCTTCCCGCATCTTCCAACAAAAGATTAACCAATTTGAGGAATTCGTTCTAGAGCCTATGCTTAACGCCATGCTTGAACTAGCGCGGCGTAACATGACTTCGACTATTACTATACCTGTCTTTGATGATGAATTCGGCGTCCAACAGTTCCAAGAACTGTCTGTCGCTGACATCACAGGAACAGGCAAGATTGTTGTCCGGGGTGCCAGGCACTTCGCAGAACAGTCTGAGACGATCCAGAATCTTCAGGGACTGTTCGGCAGTCCAGGATGGCAGTTCGTGTCGCCTCACTTCTCGAGTGTCAAGCTTGCTAACATGTATTCAGAAATCTTCGACCTAGAAGACTATGGTATTGTCTCTCCTTACGTAAACGTCTCTGAACAGGCAGACGCACAGCGTATGGCGCAGGCATTGCAAGAACAGCTCCATCAAGAGATGGGCACAGCGACAGGTCTGGGTGAAGACGCAGATATGTCCGTGATGCAACAGCAACAGCAACCACAGGCTCCCAATGCAGCCTGATTGGACTCATCATCTAAAAGAGCCCGAAGAAAAAGAACGCTTTAAGAAGTACGTCCAAAATAACAGGACACTCCTTGAAAGGCTTTCTTCTATTTTAGACTCGTGGGAAAAGCAGCTTACAAGTGAAGAACTCTCCCAAAAGTCCTACGACAGCCCATCATGGGCCTATGAACAGGCCGACTGTAATGGCTACCGCCGTTGTCTTCGCGACGTTCAAAAAATTCTTACCCTAGACCAAAAGGAAAAACATGGCTGACAGCCTATTTCAAGACGACGACGACATTGATTATCTCAAGGAACTCACCAAACCAGGTGGTAAGTTCGACCGAAGCAAGTATCAATCTGAAACAGAGATGTATCAGGCGATAGCTAAGGGAAAATACCATGGCGACAAGACTCTTGAGCTGAAACTTCAAGAACATGACCAACTTCGCGAAGACTTTCTCAAAGTGAAAGAATCACAGCTCAATATGAATGACGCCGCAACTACAGAGGCTAAGCTACAGGAACTCTTGACCAGAATAGAGGGCCGTAGACAAGAACCAGTGAACACCGATACTGGCAACCAAAACCAGCCTATCGACCTAGAAAAGATTGAAGAACGTGCTGCCCAAAGAGCACTCAAGGCCGTAAAGGATCTTGAAGACTCTAGGAAAGCCGAGGCCAATCTCGCTGCGGTCGAGTCCCGTCTCCGGGAAAGATTTGGCGCAAGTGCTAAATCAGTCCTCAGGGATACTATGAATACCCTTGGATTAACTGCAGAGGACGTTCAAGCCCTTGCTCGAAAGTCACCCGAGGTAGCTATAAACGCTCTCGGTTTGAATTCGCAGCAACAGGCTTATCAGAACCCCCCGATGTCTAATACTAGAAGTGACAGCTTCAAGCCCAGTACAGACCTCCGCGACGCAGTCTTTTACGAAAAACTTCGTTCTGAAAATCCAAAGGAATACTACAGCGAACGAACATCAGTACAACGATTGAAAGACATGGACCACCCAGATTTTCTGAAGCGGCACCAAGCTCTTAATCAGAAGACTTTCTATTAACACTAATCATTATTAGGAGACCTCATGGCTTCGTTTATGGACGCCACGAATCAGAATATGATCAGGACGCAAGTATTTTCTTCGGATATTACTTCGCTTCTCCTGGCCGATCTGAACGCGCTGGGGTTTGTCCGAACGCTCAATGATTTCCCCGATGGCTTTAACTTCAATCTCCCGATTGTTGGTGAAGCTGAGATCGCGACCTTCAACGAAGGTCAGGCTCTCAAGTATCAGCAGATGGATACAGGTAACTTTACCTTTAACTTCACTGATTACGTGTATTCGGCGAACTCAATGACGGAGAAGTTTAAACGGGATTCTTGGCTTTCGCCTCAGATTCTCGCACTCTTCCCGCAGCGTCAACACCGTGCTATCATGGAATACTATGAGACACGCGTGTTTGCCGTTGGCAATGCCGGTCAGACTGCAAGCTCACTCAATACTATTAACGGCGCTTCCCATCGTTGGGTTGCTTCCGGTACCACTCCCGCAATCTCTTTCGTCGACTTCTCGAAGGCTCGTTACGCCCTTACAAAGGCTAACGTCAACCTCCGCAAGCCGGTGGCGATTGTGGACCCCTCGACTGCCTTCACTCTTGAACAGCAGGCTAACGTTACCAACCTCATGTCGCCCATGGCCCCTTGGCAGAGCGTCACGACCGAAGGTATCACGTCTGGTTTCAAGTTCCGGTTCAACGTCTACGGTTTCGACATCTATGAGTCGAACTTCCTGCCGACAGTTGCTAACGAAACCATCAATGGTGTTTCGTCCGGTTCGACAGGCGTTGCCAACTTCTTCTTCGATGCTACCCCTGGCGATACACTGCCCTGGGTTGGTGCTTGGAGGCAGATGCCCACAGTCCAGTCGAAATTCGACATGGATCTTCAACAGTGGGATTACGCCACCATTTGCGAATTCGGTCTCGGTTTCTTCCGTGAAGCGAACTTCGTCACCGTCTTGACTTCGAAGTCTGCGGTTCCGGCGTAAGGAGATTATTAATGGCTATTATCACCACTACTAACTCCATGAAAACCAACTCTGGCCTTTACCTCAAGTTTGGTACAACCAAGACTGCAACCTCCCCCTGGGGCGATTACGTCATGTTTGGACCTAACCGGGTTATCGAAGGTGTGGTTGATTTGTCTCAGGTGACTTCGGGCAACACGCTCATTGTCTCTGATGTGCTCTTCTTCCCTGCCCTCGCGTCTGGTCAGCTCTTCATTGAAAAGGTTGAAGCCGTTTGCGAAACCGCCCTCGTCGGTGGTACCACATTCAGCTTCGGTCTCGTCGATAGCGATCGTTCCACAGTTCCCACGAACTATGGTACGGCGTTTATCAACGCTGAAGTCACAGCTACGTTTGACACTGCCGGTAAGGCTGTCACTTACATCACAGGCACTTCCAAGGCCGGTGGTTTGATTGGCTCCGCTCCTGCAATTCAGACACCTGTTGCTCCCGATCTGGTCAATGCATATTATCTCACCGTTACAGCGGCTGGTACCTACTCTGCAGGCAAAATGCGCCTGCGCGTGTACTACCATGCTCTGGACGTTGCGATCACCCAGTAATGGAAGTGGGGCAGAGGGTGAAAAATACCTTGGCCCCTTTTTCCAGAAAGGAATATCATGGCTCAGAAAATTGATTTCTCCGGTAACGACCTCGTTATTGGAAATCTCTACGGTGGCGCATCCACAGCTGGGGCTACTGGCACGTTGATTAACCTTGCAGGTGGCGACATCGTCCTCCCTGCTGGTACGACTACCACAGCTCCCCTGACGTTTACGTCAGGCACTAACCTTACTACTCCTGCTGCGGGCTCTATGGAGTTTGATGGAAAAGTCTTCTATCAAACCGCTGTAGCCAACACACGGCAACTAAACCTTGCCGAACAGCGCCTTACCATGACTGCGGACGCAGACCTTGTTGATGCTACTATTGCATCAAACACGGCTCTGTTTGCAGCCACAGGTGCGGCTACTGGTGCTGTGACCCTTGTTGCAGGCACGGCGTATCAGTTCGACGAATTCGTTTGGGTTACGAACACTGGTACGACTTCACATACTTGGGCAGTTTTGTTTGGGGGTACCGCTACCTTCACACGTATTGCCTACCTCGCTCAGGCGACAACCAGCACTGGTGCAGCTCTTACAGCTGTCTCCCAGATCCCTGCTGCTGTTGCTACAGCTATCACTGTGACGGCTGCTTCTACGTCCGCGACTGAAAACGTCGTGATCAAACGAAGCGGTATCATGACAGTCAATGCCGGGGGTACAGTTATACCTCAGATCATTGCGTCTGCCCGTCCCGGTGCTTCCGGTACTCCAGGTGTCACTATCAAGGCAGGTTCTCACTTCAGAATCTACCCGATCGGTGCAGCTGCGAATATCGTAATCGGTAATTGGAGCTAACTAAAGGGGGTGTAACAGCCCCCTTTCTTTAAGGAAACAAATGACTAAAATAACGTTAACTGACCTCGTTAATTTGCAGAATGAAACGACTGCAGTTAACGCCATTAATACAAATGGTACTATCCTCGAACTAGCCATTGATAACACAATATCAAGGGACGGTACTGCGCCTAACCAGATGAATTCAAATTTCGATATGAATTCAAATCAAATTCTAAATCTACCCCAGCCCCTTACTGCAGCGTCTCCTGTGAGATTGCAAGATCTTGATGAACTGGTCGTGGGTGGAACTATTAGTACCATTCCTGTCGGTGGTACAACCAACCAATTACTTGCTAAGCATAGCAACACAGACTACGACGTCATTTGGAAAGACTTCACGTCTACCACGACGTTGTTCATCGAACCCCAGGTTCGTGTGACTTTAACGACAGCTGTTCCGATTACAACTAGCGATGTCGCTGGCGCTACGACCATCTACGCCACTCCTGTCAACGGCAACCTTGTTTTCATTTACGATGGTGTCTCAACGTTCACACAGTACGCGCTTACGTCTGATCTTAGCTTAGCTCTGGACAGCAATGCAGCGCATACAGGTTACCATCAGTCTGGTAAAAACTTCTACCTAGGTGTTTATAACGATGGTGGTACTATCCGGCTAGGGTCCACTCCAGCTTGGGCTACTGACACCGACCCCGGTACAGGAGCAGGAACCGCCCAGATAGAACTCTATAAGGGTCTTTGGGTTAACAGCGCTTCCACAACTATACGCTTCGGTTCTGCCGCTGGAAACACCAGTACAGTTCCCGCAAAACAGTTTACGGTAGTCGGAGCTTTCCGGGCTACAGCAGACGGTCAAGCCACCGACAGCGTTCTAAAGAGACTGTTATTTAACTTCTACAATCAGGCATTTCGTCCAGGTCTTGTTCAAGAAGCTGGCGTAAACTGGAACTACTCTGTAGCTGCTTATAGACAAGTCAATGGCAGCACAGCCAATCAGATTGAGGTTCTCTTCGGAACTTCAGGAACTCTTGTTGATGCCGCCGCCTTCAACGTCGTAAGCAATAGCACAGCAACTCCTAGAACAGTTGCGTCCGGTATTGGTGTCGACAGCACGACTGTTAACAGCGGCAGAAGCACTCTCCTGCAAGCCGTAAGCTCACCCATCGGAACTGTACAAAGCTTTTACAAAGGCTACCCTGGTATAGGTTGGCATACGATTACTTGGCTTGAGTACGGTAATGCCTCCGATGTAGTTACCTGGTACGGAAACAACGCAGGAGCCTCTCTCCACAGAGCAGGGCTTCAACTAGGCGTCTTTATATGAGTATTTCTAACTCATCGTTAGTCGATCCCTTTATAGTCCCAGAGAAGCTTTCTCAAATTCCTTGGGGTGGATTACAGTATCCGAACGGCAAGGTTCTCAGTACTCCGAGGTTAAACGCAGGGGAACTCACTTTAGTCCTAGTAATAGCTGGGCAGTCTAACTGTG